TCTAACGTTTCAGATTTCGGTGTAGTAACTACGCAAACAACAGGTACATTCTATCCTGTTATGGTAAGTGCTAACACTAGTGCAAACTATGCACTAGCATCTAACGCTAATATTTCATTCAACGCAGCAACCGGAAATCTTTCAGTAACTCTTTTGAATGCTTCTAGCAATGCAAACGTTGGTAACTTAGGTACTGCTGGATTAATCGTTGCAACTGGTAATGTTACTGGTGGTAATTTGGTAACAGGCGGCGCATTGAGTGTAACAGGTAATGCGAACGTCGGTAACTTGGGTACAGCCAGAGTTATTGCTACTGGCAATATTAGCGGTACACAGTTGATCAGCAATATTGCAACTGGTACTGCACCGCTAGTCGTTACATCAACCACTACTGTTGCTAATCTTGCTGCTGCAACAGCCACTACTGCTGGCACAGTGACAACAGCAGCACAACCCAATATCACTAGTGTTGGTACACTAACTTCATTAGCAGTTACAGGTAATATTAGTGCAGGTAACGTAAGTGCTACAACATTCACCGGTGCACTAAGCGGCGCGGCGACAAGTGCAACTACTGCTGGTACAGTAACAACTGCGGCTCAGCCAAATATCACATCAGTTGGTACGTTAACAAGTTTAAGTGTCACTGGTAACATTAGTGCAGGTAATGTAAGTGCAACAACATTTACAGGCGCATTGACTGGAGCAGCAAGTACAGCCGGTACTGTTACTACAGCGGCACAGCCTAATATTACATCAACTGGCACATTAACATCACTGGCAGTAACAGGTAACATTAGTGCAGGTAATGTAAGTGCAACAACATTTACGGGTGCATTGACCGGAGCTGCAACTACTGCTGGTACTGTAACAACTGCGGCGCAGCCAAATATCACATCAGTTGGTACATTAACATCATTAGGTGTAAGTGGAGCGTTAACTACTACGCAAATTACAGCAGGCGCAAACACTACAGCAGGTAACATAACCGGCAACTGGACATTAACAACAGGTTCAAGTTTAACTGCTACTTACGCTGACCTTGCAGAATACTACGAAGCTGATGTAAAATATCTGCCTGGTACGGTGTTGATGTTCGGCGGAGAGAAAGAAGTTACCCTCGCTGATGACGGCACAAATAAAGTAGCAGGCGTAGTCTCTACTAACCCAGCATATGTTATGAACTCTACATGCCCCGGTCTATTGACCGCAGTTGCGCTACAAGGTCGTGTACCATGTAAAGTTCGTGGTAAAATTAGTAAAGGCGACATGCTCATTTCAGGTGGCAACGGATTTGCAAGACCAAATCAGTTCCCTTCTATGGGTACAGTAATAGGTAAAGCACTGCAAGACTTTGATGGTTATGAAGGCGTCATTGAAGTAGCAGTCGGAAGATTATAAGGATAATAAAATGGCATCTTACGTATATACAGGTAATGCAGTATCACAGCAATCAGCTAATATTGCTACAGACAAAATTAGAATATCAACTACAGGCGTAGGTATTCACGCCGTAACAGGCTATCCTAGAGTAGCCGGTACTGGAACAGCCACAGCAGCAACTAACTCAGTAACAGTTACTGGTGTAGGAACTGCATTTAACACTCAGCTAGAAATCGGCGCTTGGATAGGAAATACCACTGGAACAACAGTAGGAATTGTAGCAAATATTGCTAATGCTACTAGTTTGACACTAACTGCAAATGCAGGAGTAGCACTATCAAACGTTGCATACACTTTCAATAATGCAGGTGTTCCTTACGCAATCGCTACCCAGCAGTCAGCGATTTATTCTGCTAATGACAGCTATAATAGCGTTTATTGTGGTCAAGGTAATGTAGTAGCATTTCTAACAACTGGCGGTGGAGCTGGATCAGAATTCAGTATTACAGAATTAGGCATGCCACATGCTGTTACAGGTACCGAATAATTACGCAATAAAGCTAAATACTTTATATGTTCTCATGAGGAGAACTTATGCAGTACCCACTGCGTAGCGACTAGAACTCGCTCATAACATTAAGGAAAAACAAATGGGACGTCCACTAAAAATCGCTAAGGCTCAAGCAGTCTTGACAGTAACTAATACTACTGCAACAACAAATATCGTAACAGTTTCTCAAACTTTAAGCACATTAGGTATTATTGCCGGTATGCCTTTTGTACCTAGCATCACAACTGGTACAAACTTAATCGCTGCTACAACATATTATATTCTAAAAATCACTGGCGCATCAACATTCACTGTTTCTGCAACCCCACTAAATGCTAACCCAACATCGACTCCGGTTACATTGACAACAGGTACAACTGCATCAGCATTGTCAGTTGGTGTAGTTGATGCTTACTTCAACAACCCAAATGGTCCTCAATGGCCAGCAACAAACGCAAACACTTACTCAGTAGTCGGTGGTAACACTGCAATCTTCGGTAAGCAAGTTCTTGCTAACGTTGCTATTGGTCAAAATGGTACAGGTACATTGTATGCTGCTACTGATACTGAATATGTAACAGGTATTGGTACTGATTTGGCAAACACATTAAGTGTGGGTTCAGTAGTTCAGCTTGTCAGTACATCCGGTACAGCAACTAATTATACCACTTTAGGTTTTGCAAATACAGTTCCTGGTTTAACAACGGTTGCTGTTGCTAACACGCAAAATACAGGTAACATCATCGGTACTTCAGGTAATGCTCAAACATTGCTTGCTAACGGTACAGTAAGATTTACTGCTAATTTGGGCGGCTTAGTCTCTGGTCAAGTTTATTTTGTTAAAGCAATTGCTAACGCATCCGCATTCACTGTTTCAACAACATTAGCTGGAGCAGAAGTTGACTTGTCTAATGCTACTGGTACTCCAGACGCTCAACAAGATGTAGTTGAACTAGTTGCAAATGCGGAGGTGGCTGCATCAGGTTCTTCATTCATTTATGCAACTCCAGAAGCAGGCTTCATTGTTCGTCAAAAGGGCAAGACAAAGTATCTCGTAACCGGTACAACTTCTGGTCTAACTAGTGCGGTTTACACTGCGAACGTTGCAAATACTGCATTGACACCAAACACAATGTCAATCAGAGCAACTAACGCAGCCTCTGGCGTACAATTTGTTTCAAGCGTGAATGATCATAGCTCAGAACTATTCCCAGCAACAGTTGCAGCAGGTTCATTGTCAGCAGGTACTGTATACACAATCTACAGTGCAGGTACTACTGACTGGACAGCAGTTGGCGCAATGGCTAGCATGACTGGTATCACCTTTACTGCTACTGGAACTGGTTCTGGTACAGGTCTTGCAGTATTGGCCAACGTTAACCCTGATGTCATTTCATCGTTCAACTCAGCCGCAGTTGCAAACGTAGACAATGGTCAGCCAAATCCGATTGTTACAATCAACAACGCATAAGGAATAAACAATGGCTCAGGCTTCTACAGTTCAAAAGATTAAAGAGACTGAGACCGAAATTGCAGTCCTTCAGGTACAGTATGGATATCTAAATGAAAAAATGGATGATATCAAAACTGACCTGAAGGACTTGCGCTCTCATATTGATGGCCATGCCCTCGCAGCACAACAACTCATTACAAATTTTCAAGAAGAAAATAAAGAACAACACGCAAAGGTTGAAAAGAAAGTATCTGCTCTAGAAAAATGGAGATGGATGCTTATGGGAGCTGGTGTATTAGCTGGGGCATTGGGATGGCCTACTCTAGAAAAATTACTCGGTATCTAATCAAGTAAGACTATTCAACTTTTCAATTACAATATCAATATTCACAGTAGAAAATAATCCGGGGTGTAAAGGCTTCGGATATTGTCCTTCTGTTACCCAGGCATAACCGACATGCTCATCATTCAATGCAGGAATAAATTCTTCTTCGACTTCACAGAAAAAAGTATGATATACAAATGCGTTGTTCACAAACTTTTGTATAGGAATCAACTTAAGCTCTGTAATGTCGAATGACATTTCTTCATCACATTCTCTTGAAATACCTTCAAACAATGTTTCATCCTGCTCAATGCCCCCACCTGGTATACTCCATGTAGGATTTCTTGAGTCAGTTCTTAGTAAATAGAGATAACGTTGAGTAGATTTACTGTAAAAGAAAACACCGGCAGCTTGATGGGTCATAAGACTATGCTGTAATCACCTTGCTCGTACCAACCCTCGTAAGATTTCATCCACATTCCCTCATTGGGAACATAACGATACTGTACGTTTGTAGTGAGATTGGTTACAAATTCTACGTTATTAGCATTGATACTATCAAATGAAACTTGCCATTCGCCAGCGTTAGCATTATATTGGATGATATCGTTAGCATACGCTACTAGATCACCCCAAGCTACAGTAGTATCTCCTTCAGAACCAATGTCCTCTACAATAAGATACCTTACTCCTGGAGTAGGTCCGGGCAATCCTGCATTAGGTGCAGTCAATTGAGGATTAATAACGCTGGTTACCGGGGACATTGTGTTTTGCGGCAGAGTATCAGGGTCAATGCTATAAATTAAGTATCTATCGTCAAGTGGATCAGGTACAATAGTTCCTACAATGTCATCTTCGATATATGGATTCTGTAGCCAAATCTGACTAATACCAGGCTTTACTGCTCCGTATACGTTAAGCAAACTAGCCCAGTATAAGCTAGTGTTTGGATTAGTAGGCTGTTCTAATGATGAGTTAGGAGGATAGAATGCTTCGTTTGCAGGTAGTAACTGTAGTTGATTACCTTGCAGTAGTAATTTATATCCGTATGGGGTAATCTTTTGCCGTGTGCCCAATAATAAATCGTCATCTTGCATATCTTGGAAAGCATTACCTTTAAAAATAGAAGCGATAACTTTATGAATCACTCCCATCTTCTTAAGCTTACTTGACGTTGTAATCCAAATCGGCATATAGAACTTCCAAGTCATGACATCAATTGGATTTCCAGTTCCCTGCGGAATGCTTCTACTTGAGAAGGTTAATCCATCCTGATATACAACTGTCAATGAAGTCCAGTCTACGAAGTTGTCAGTGCTTTGAATGTCTAATGCTGGATTAAACAGTACGCCTAACTGCTCAATTAGTTCTAATTTTTGCTGATAGTTTGTTGTCCAAAAATCAACAGTAACTCTCAGCTTATACGGTACAGGCATCATTCTCTCTAAAGTAAATGCTTGCCCTTGGGTCTGTTCGAATTCACCGGTGTCTTGATTAACTGCACGTTGACGAATTTGCATTTTATCTACAAAGAATGGGTCTTGTGTTCTGCTTTGTTCGTACTCTAGCCCACTAACATAATAAGTAATCATTGGCGCTGAGGGCAAGTTACTAGCACTGTTATTAGCAATGATAGTGGCAGCTTGTCTACTACTATCACCATACATAATAGGAACTCTAACAAGAATTTCATTACCGTTAGGATCTTTGCCTCTGGTGACATACCAATTGCTAAAAATCTTAGCAAATTGAATTAGAAATCTTCTAATCTGATTATCGTAGAAAAACTGTGCCATTAAATCTCTTTATACTACTGGGGGAACAGGGGGTAGCGTCGGCTGTAATACCGACGATAGTGGCTGTGCCTGCGGAACAAATGTTCCTTCACTATTTAGATAGATTTCTTCTTGATC